ATATGTATTGATAAGCTGAAAGATATTGATATTAGTGATGAAGAAATTGCTAAATGGATATCATAAATAAGCTGACACCCTCAGTTTCACTTTCCTCAGTAATTTTTATTTATTGAATTTCTTCCAAATCCAATAAATAAAAATTGATATTATATTTCCACTAATTAGTCATAAATATAAAATATGCTTGAGTCACATGGATGAACTAAAGAGAAGATTTACAGATGCAAATTCTACTGGTTCAGGTAATCTGAATTTATCGGGATTGAAAATAACTGTTCCACTATGTTCCATATTTCCTGCTGATGATTTGGGCAAAATACGATCATTGACTATGTATAACAATCAAGTGACTACTTTGCCGGACAATTTTTTTGCATCACTCAGTAACTTGGAAAAAATGGATATATCTTTTAGAAAACTAATTAAATTACCAGATGATATATTTGTTGGTGTTGCAGATAATTTGCGGGAGTTAGACATGAATTGTGCCACACTAGTTAGTTTGCCAGATAATCTTTTTGCACCATTCAAAAAATTAGAAAGAATAAATGCAACTTGGAATAGTTTAATTAGATTGCCAGATGATATATTTGCCAGTGATGCTCTTAGTAATTTACAATCAATAACCCTATCATGTAGCAGTCTAATCACTTTACGGGAAGACACATTTGCCAACAAATCACTTGTTAATTTAAAAACTTTATCTATAAATGACACTCAATTAAAAACTTTACCCGACAACATTTTTGCCAGTAACAATCTAATCAATTTGCAAATATTAAATATATGCAATAATATGATTACTGTTTTGCCAGAAAATCTTTTTGCTAATAAGGCTCTAACCAGTTTAAAATATATATTAATATCAAATACTAATTTAACTGCATTGCCAGAAAATCTTTTTGCCAACAAAGTCCTGAGTAATTTACAATCCATATCTATAATAAACAATTACATGTCAACTTTACCAGACAATATATTTGCCAATGATGCTTTGTATAATTTGAAATCAATAAATTTGTTCAATAGTGGTTTAACTACACTACCAGCTAATATTTTTGCTAATAAGGCTCTAACTGGTCTAGAAGAAATAATTTTGAATAATAATCGATTGACTGAATTACCAGAAACTATTTTTGTTAACAATGCTTTGAGCACATTACAAAAATTGGATTTTTTTAGTAATCAACTAATCACTTTGCCAGACACACTATTTAGCAATAGTTCAATGACAAACTTAAAAATATTAAATCTTGGATACAACAAACTATCCACTTTACCGGACAACATATTTAATGGTCCAATCACAAGAAATTTAAGACAATTGACATTATACAACAATAAACTGACAACATTACCATCATCTATTTTGGCATGTAGACGGTTGCATACATTTCAGATTTCTGGAAATGAATTAACACCTGATATCAGAATTCAAAGATTTATGCAGAGAATGAATAATTATGCAAATCATGGAATATTTGGTAATGGTCAAAATGTTCATGCATCTAGTATACAAACTTCAACTAAACAATCTATTAATACACTTTTTAAAGATTCATTTGATTGTTCTAAAGATGACATTATCAAAGAATGTTTAACATGGGCCACCCCTTGTTTACCAGATCTATTGTCCTATTTAGATGATACAGATGTTCATTCCACTTTATTGGTCTCTTTTTATGATGTATTTGTCAAGGTCTTTGGGCGCATTATGAGTCATCCCAACAAAACAGACATCATATCCAGATTAGATGAGGAATTAAAAGAAAGTGAGTGTAAATGTTTTACAGGTAGACTAACAAGATTAGTGAATTGTTTAGTTGGCTTTTATGATGATATAGTTATTGGCATTTCAGACAGTGAAAGAATTAGTACTATTATTTTGTCAACTTTGGATGGTAACGAGATGGATGATGAGTTGAGGAAAGTGTGTATTGATAAGTTGAAAGATATTGATATTAGTGATGAAGAAATTGCTAAATGGATATCATAATAAAAAATATACTGGTTGTCAGCCCAATAAAAAAAATTGATAATAATCATATCTAAGTACTTTTATTTATAATATTATGAGAACATCAAATGGCGTACTATAGTAATTCAATGCCTGCACCTGGTGACTATGTCATTGTAACACTCAAATCATTCTCAGAAGGTGGTGTTTATGTTAATTTGGTAGAATATGATAATATTGAAGGATTTATTTTGCTAACACAAATTTCCAGAAGGAAGAAGAGACCTGATAGCATTTTTATGTTTGGCAAATTTTATCCAGTTGTTGTTTTGAGTGTGAATGCTGCAAAACAAGCAATTGATTTGAGTTATAAGGATGTGAAGCCAACAGAAATTGAACCACTACTAGAACATTTTGATAAGAAAAAAAGATTATATCAAATTTGTCATGATATGATTAGTATTACTAAGTTGCCATATGATACAGTAATGAATAACACATTTAGAAAATTTTTACAGAATAAAAAAATATCTGATGCATTGTCAGATTTTTATGAAAACATATTGGATGAGCCCAAATTGATTGGACTTTTATTTGAACCAGGATATGAATCTGAATTGAAAACATATGTTGAAAATCTAAAAACAAGAATCACTGTCTCTGATATGTCAATGAAACAAGATATTAATCTGATTGTGTTTGATGAAGATGCTATTACCAAGTTGAAAAGTATTTTGTCAACTGATACTAATGTTAAACACACCCAACTCTATTTTATGGCACATAGTACATATCAAATAATTGCATCAGGGCCAACAAAGGAGAAATGTTTAAAACTACTAAAAAAAGTTACTGATGCAATTACAAAAAATGCATCAACTGTAAAATGTAAATTGGTGTGTGATGAACCATTTGTGGGAAAAGCCAAACAGTTTACAATTAGACCATTGCATCCAGACCTAATTTGATTATTTTTTGGATTTATTCTTTGTCTTCAATACCTTTTGTGGTTTCTCATCTTCACTTTCTTTATTTGACATAATAATTGTTTTACCCTTTGATGTCATTACATATCCATTTATTATTAATTTTCCATTATGGATTTTATCATGACATTCAGTACACAATACAACTAAATTTGATTCTTGATCTTTTTTAATATGTTGTTTATCTTTAACAAATCCATTGACACAATCTTTTTGAAAATTAATATGGTGGGTTTCTAGAGGAGATATATGTGAAATGCTATCTTGTTTTCCACAAACATGACATTCATGCACATATACTTTTTTATTATAAGATGATAGTTTACCTGTTATCATTGAGTCATATCTTTTCATTAATTTATTTTTAATTCCAATAGCACAATCAATAAAATCCAAATCATGAATAATGTGTCTTGCCACAGTAATTCCATAAATAGGTTCACCAGATCCATCATTTAGAGTTCTATTATAAATCAATCTATCTGTTTTTGCATCATAATCAACCTTCAAATGATATGATTTGACATTAGGTAAACTAGTTATCTCATCTAGTGTTGATATTTCATGCAAATGAGTGGCAAAAATAAATGTTGATAGTGCTTTTGACAATTTAATAATTGTTGTAGCTACTAATGCATTTCCAGAAATATGTTCTGTTCCTCTACATACCTCATCACCAATAACAAGTGTTTTTTCATCTGCTCTCTTCAAAATAGAATTTAATTCCATCATTTCTAATGCAAAAGATGATAACCCTTTAAAAATATTATCATTGCCAGTAATTCTGGTATACAGTGAATTATATGGTGAAAATGTAAATGATTTTGCAGGCACAAATAATCCTGATTGTGCCATAATAATACTTAGACCAATTGATTTCATCATAACTGACTTGCCTGAACTATTCAATCCATAGATTAACATACCTTTTAACCCATCATGTCCTATTTTAATATCATGTGCTACATAATCATAATCTATTATTCTTTCAACAATTGGATGACGCAATCCAACAGCATCAACTGATCCATATTTTTTATTTAAAATTGTTGGTCTGATATAATTATAGAGAGAGACCAATTTAGAACATGATTTGAGATAATCTATTTGGGTAATTGATTGATTACACTGGTCAATCAATGATAAATATTTATTATAAAAATATGTCAGATATTCCAAATAATGTTTTTTGGTCAGATCATCAAGTTGTTCCAAAAATTTATTTATATCATCTGCTTTTTGACCTAATGTCTTAAAATAAATTTTTGTTGTTTTGCCAGTGTCTTTAAAAATAAGAATATCAGTATTGATTTCCTTTTCATTAACAGTAATATTTTTCAGTTTATCTAATTTTGATTTTAATGTTTTAGCTCTGCCTGTGGTTAATGTTAGGTAATATCCATCTCTATTATTATTTTTAATTCCAATTGCTTTGTTCTTTCCTATTCCAATATCTAACATGTCCACTAATGTATTTTTTAATTGTCCCATTAAAGTCAATCCTTGATCAACACTGTCTCGAAGGGCATCCAAGTCAGAATGTATTTTGGGATTAAATATACATGTTTTGAATTCAAGAACTGCATATTTATTCAATTCATCAAAATCAAATGTTTTCTTGACATCATCAATCATCTCTTGTATCTTTTTAATATCTTTTGATTTGGGCAATAGTGTTTGTAACAGTGGAGCTTTTTTTTGACTAGAAATTAATTTGAACACTTGACAAACACTTTCATAACTATTAACCAACATTACTAATTCAATTGGTCTTAGTAACAAAAGACCTAATTTTCTCTCTAATCTTTCTAAATCTTTGATTGTGTCCAAATGTGCTTCAACCGATAACCAAAATTTCTTATGACACATTTCATCTGTCATATCATAAATTTTATTTAATTCAGCTTGGTCAATTAGGGGTGAAACTAAAATGGATTTTAAATATCTTTCACCCATTGGGGTAGATGTGCAATTGACAACATGGAATAAACTTTTGTATTGAGTAGATTCATCAGATTTATCAGTGATAATATTAAGTTGATGAATTGCATTGTTTCCCAAGGTTAAATGCCCTGATCCTAAATAGCACAATGGTTTTGATAAATTGTCCAGTAAATGTTTATTTTTATCATACACAAAATCTAACAATAATGTGAGTGATATTGTTGCATATATTTTGTCATTCAGATCAAGATATTCTAGTGGATGAATTAGTGATTTGTCATTAGGATATGCTTTTTTGAGTAATTCATTTTGAAATGTTATTTTTGAATATTTTGTGTCAATAGTGTCAATATATCTGCACTTGTTTTTGTCAATTTCAAGGTAACTAATTAAATCATCTTTTGTGAAAATCTTATCTTTTGAATTATGATACAAAATTAATTCTTCTGGATGTAAACTTGTAATAAATCTGGCCACTTCATCAAGTGCAAAGTTTGTGTCAATAGTTGTTGAATAGGCCTCATGTATAAAAACCTTGCTTGTTGATAGGTCAACAGCTGATAGACCACAACACATTAATGGCTTTCCACTTTTTTGTTTTTCTTCAGTAATATAAACTGCAACTATAAACTTTGTATCCTTATTTTCTATGTTTTCAATAAATGTACCTTTGGAATAGATTCCTGTTACTTCTCTCATTTCTCTCTTTTTTGTACTTTTTGGATCAGTGCCCATTTGATCAATAACAACAACTGTATATGTTTCTACCAATAATTCTAAAAACTTTATTAATGATACAGTTGGAAATCCCAAAAAATATGGATTGTCTGTATCAATTTTTGCAATCTGTTTGTTTTTTTGGGATCTCATTACATTTATCTCTTTGGAAATTTTTAACAAATCAGGACCAATTTCATTGGTTGAATAGGCCTCATAAAATTTTCCAACTTGCATTAAAATTAATGTCTTTTCATGACCATATTGATCAGCATATTTTGTGTGATATTTAAAATATTCATCTATTATCTTCATAATTAATTCTAGTGAAAACTATTAGATAGTCTTTAAATGTTATTATTATTAGCGTACATCCAGACTATAAAAATATAATTTCTAAAAGTATTAAGACAGATATGAACAAATTATTATTTTTATTTGATATTATTTTTTTGCCTGTAACATTGGTCAGATTGTTATTGATTTATTTGTGGGGATCAAAATATAATGTACCTAATATGTCATTCTTAGATGTAATGATGCATGCTGATAATCCTTATTTTAACCAAGAAGGTGAAATGACAGTTGATACAACAAATAATGACATTAGATGTGTAATATATGAAAATAGTAAATTGGTTTTGGTAGATCCTGATCAAAATGCATCCAGCCAACCAGATGAAATTCCGAATGATATACAAAAACAAGTTCATCAGGTTCCTAATAGTACACAAAAACAAGTTTCTAAATATTCTGATGAGGATGATAGAATGGGTGTTGATATTTTTGGGAAGAAAGATGAATATAGTCCAACAAATAATTTAATGACAGAATTAGAAAGTGATAGTAGTGAATCATTAGATACAGATGCAGAAGATAGTCCACCAATTACATATGCAGATACAGATGATCAAAAAAGGGCACATATGGCAAATGCAAAAATTTTAGAAAGTAAAAATTTATCAGACATAAATGGAATGATAAATAAAGTATGGCATGATTTAGATCTAGATAGTGACAACTAAGTTTATTTCATGTTTTCCTTAAGCTTTTTTCTCAAATATTTTCCAACAACATCAACAACCAATGACTCTTTTTCTAACAAATCATACCACTTGTAACCAAGTTGATTGACTAGTTTCATTAATAATTTTCTCATTGTGTTCATATCAAGGTAATTGGCTTCAAGAAAATCAGCTTTTTTCTCAACATCTTCAACAGAATCTGAGCAAATTTTATTGGTCTTATATTCACTTGCATTTTCAATAACACTTACCTTGCCACCAGAAACTTTAAGATATTTCAATATGTGACACATATCATCATTGTACAGCCACTTATCTAACATGCGATAAAGTAACCATTCTGTGACTTGTTTTTGGGCAAGATAATTATCATTTAATCCGCTGTCAATATCAACAGTTGGAATAACCATACGTGGCACAACTACAGGCATATATCTAATAGTTTGATTAACATATGGGTATGTTTGCAGATTTGGAAACAATGTACGATCTGACAATATTACAGGAGGATTTAGTAGTGACATTCTATTATTATAGTGTTTATTGATAAAATAAAATTATGACAGTTTTATTTTATCAATAAATGTTGGGCTGTAAGAATATTAAAAAATTGAAAATATATTTATGTTGAATTTGATATACATTTTTACATCATATTAAGATCTCCATGGGTTGCACCTTGTCAGCGAATACTTCTGCACACACACCGGGTGATCACTCCACACATGCACCAACTGATGCACCTGTCATGGGTATTCCCTGTGAGTTTAATCCGTATGTATTCGACGATCCATATTTATTTGCTGAATATGAAATTGTCAAACCTGTAGCTCCTTCAGTGAGTGTGTTGCCATCAGCTCCTTCAGTAAGTGTGTTGCCATCAGCTCCTTCAGTAAGTGTGTTGCCATCAGCTCCTTCAGTGAGTGTGTTGCCATCAGCCCCCCCTTCAGTGAGTGTGTTGCCATCAGCTCCCCCTGTACAACCAGACACATCTTCACAGAAAACAACAATTGTGTCCACTGATCTTGTTGAACCAAAATTTGCAAAAATTCATTTTTACATAAGTCCAGATGATACCGAGAGTGTCAATAAGTGTTTCTCTCAGGACATTGCACTGGTAGGAATGGGATTGCCCGAAAATAGTAATGACACATTGGTTCCTATTCGATTGATCAATATGCAAGATTCAAAGGATATGAATCTGGTTCCTAAAGTGAAAATTGATCAAAAAAAGTGTCTAATCACATTTTATGTACCTTTACATGCTCATCGTAGACACACTACACAAAATTCTACATTCATTGTGAATCTTTTCAAGATATCCATGTCTACAACTGGTGACAAGATGTATTATATTGATCTCTGGGTAAATTTGGTGACAGACAGTACAATTGCTAAGTTTGCAGCACCATTGTCAGCAGAATCAGTTAGAGATCGAATCAATTTTACACTAACTCCAAAGCAAGAATCTGAAATCATCACTGTTCATTTTGATCTGACTAGGTGTAGTGATTATTTTAGAAGTCACATCAGACCAGATATGCTTTTTCTAACATCTACACCTACTATTCAACACGGTGGAATAGTAGTGTTCGAATTTGTGCCACATAACGTAATTGAACCCGAATTTCTCCTTCGCAAAGTGAATTTTGACAAATATACAGATGATGAAATTATAATTAAGGTACATAAGTGTGATTTTAAGGGGACTGACACAGTGTTTGTCGGTGATAGATTTAATATGAATTTTTATTCGAACAAACTAACTCGCCTCTTTCTGTGCACTAAGCCAGTCCATGTTCCAGCACCCATTGCAGCACCTAT